CGAAGTAATCGCGCCATGGCTCGAGAAGTTCGATTAAGTGGACATTTGCTATCCGCTTCAAGCTGTCCGGACGGATAAATACTTTTGGATTAAATGACGCCATTCGCGACTCCTGGATGAATCGGTGGAAGTTTAGGCTACTGACGGACCGGTTCTGGCACAAGTATCTGTTCGCGAAAGGTTCCCTGAGCGCCATCCGACAGTCCGCCACCCCCGCCGGTAGGTGAGGAGAGCATCTGGAGCTCTCCCATGAACAGCATCTACCCGGCGCGCCGCGCCATCCCGCATTCCCTCACGCCAGCGCCCACTAGCGGGGTCGGCGCATGATCGATCCAGACGAACGCGAACAGGCAGCTCTGCGCGCAGCCCTCCGCAACATGGCCGAACTCATGGCCGAGATCGGATGGACCACGCGGTTCGCCGATCTCACCGAGGCACAGGCGCTCGCACTCGCGACGGCCGCCGTCGATGGATTCCAGGAGGCGATGCAGACCAGCGCGCCCCGGCCCGATCCGGAGGTGCCGTTCTGATGGACGCCGGTTTCGACTTCAACCATCGGGAGAAGCCGCCCAGTTTCGCGGACGCCGTCAATGCCTGCATCGACACCGCCCTCGTGGCGGAACAGGCCGAACGTGCCCAACGCGACTATCTCGGGGGAAGCCGGCTGGGTGACATCTGCCAGCGCAGGCTGCAGTACGAATACCTGAAGACGCCGAAGGACCCGGGCGCCGGGTTCTCGGGCAGGTCCCTGCGGATCTTCGCGCTCGGGCACGTTCTCGAGGACCTGGCCATCGCCTGGCTGCGCAAGTCCGGGTTCGATCTTCGCACGCGCAATCGACATGGTGATCAATTCGGCTTTTCGGTCGTGGGCGGACGTGTGCAAGGCCATGCCGACGGGGTGGTCGTCGCGGCGCGGAACGGCATGGCGGTTCCTGCGCTCTGGGAGTGCAAATCGGCGAACGCCAAGAACTGGCGTGAGATGGCGAAGCACGGCGTCGCAAAGGCGAAGCCGGTCTACGCCGCGCAGATCGCGCTCTACCAGGCCTATCTCGGCCTCACCGAGGCGCCCGCGCTCTTCACCGCGATCAACAAGGACACGTGCGAGATCTGGCACGAACTCGTGCCGTTCGATGCCGCAATCGCCCAGTCCGCCAGCGACAAGGCGGTGACGATCCTGCGCGCCTGTGATGCGGGTGAAATTCTTCCCCGCCACACGGCCGACCCCGACCACTTCGAATGCCGCTTCTGTGCGTGGCGGGAACGGTGCTGGGCATGACGGTCCCGTCCGACACCATCGCGCCCGACGACGTCGCGCCCGACGCTGAAATGATCGCGATCTATGCCGACGTGGTTTTCGGCTACTGCGACGGCTGGGTGCCGGTCCGTGCGCTGGCCGAGAAAGGCGCGGGCGATGGTCCGCCGCATGTGCCCTTCATCGAAGCGGACGCCACGCTCGCCGCTAAACTCGCGCTTCAGGCGACATGGGCGAGCGACGCGGGCATGGCCGTGTTCGTGGCCCCCGGCACAGTCGCGGTTCCCGGCGACGCACGGGCGGAGAGCATCGTCCAGACGCAGGTGGTGCTGGTCGATCTCGACCATGGCGACATCGGCGCGAAGCGCGACCATCTTGTGCAGCACCTCGGTTGCCCGACACTCGAAGTCGCGTCCGGTGGTGTCACCGCCGAGGGCCAGCGCAAGCTGCACCTCTACTGGCGTCTGACCGAGCCTGCCGAAGGCGACGACATCGCCACGGTCTGCCGCGCCCGGCACATGATTGCCGCGAAGGTCGGCGGTGATCCTTCCTTTCGGTCCGCACACCAGCCGATCCGCGTGGCGGGATCGATCCACGCCAAACAGGGCCTTCGGCGGCTGGTGCAGATCCTGAACCACGATCCTCGCGATCACGACCTTGGCGAGCTGCTCGAGGCGATCATCGCGATGCCGCCGCTCGAAGGCGAGAACGGGCTCGATTTCAACATGGCCGCCACCGAGCGTGGCAGCGTGACCGAGTTGTTCGGCCGCCAGGTCCGCGAAGGCGGCGTGGATGGCACCACCCGGTTCGACGCGCTGTCGCGCGTGATCGGCTACTGGATCCGCCGTGCCCGCGAAGGCCACGTGCCGCGCGAACAAGCGTGGGAGGAAATCGTCTCCTACAACGCGGCTCGCGTTGCCCCTCCCTGGCCGGTGGATCGGCTGCGCGAGGAAGCCGAGCGCCTCTGGAAACGCGACGCCGCCCGCAACGGCGAGATCGATGACGAGGATGACGGTCCCGATGGCGGCGGCCCTGCTGGCGGGGGGCATGATGGGCCAGTGCCGGTGCGCTTCACCGAGGACGCGCTCGCCGCAACCTTCGCAGCCAGACACGCCGAGACATGGCGCTACGTCGCGGGCTGGGGGCAATGGCTGACCTGGTCGGGCAAGCTCTGGCGGCGCGAGGAGACGCTGCAGGCCTTCGATCTGGCCAGGATGATCTGTCGTGAGGCGGCGTCCCGTGCCGGGTCTGCGCGGCTCAAGGCAAAGCTTTCCAGCGCCGCGACCGTGTCCGCCGTAGAGCGGCTTGCCCGTTCCGACCGCCAGCACGCAACCACAACCGAGCCGTGGGATCGCGATCCCTGGCTGTTGAACACGCCCGGCGGCGTGGTCGACCTGCGTAGTGGCGCGTCGCTGCTGCACGACCCCGGCCTCTTCATGACTCGCATCGCCGGGGCATCGGTCGCCGACGCTTGCCCGGTCTGGCTCGGGTTTCTCGAAACCGTCACGGGCGGGGACGGCGAACTGCAATCCTACCTGCAGCGAATGGCGGGCTACTGCCTGACCGGCGTCACGACCGAGCATGCCCTGTTCTTTCTCTACGGCACCGGCGCCAACGGGAAATCGGTCTTCGCCAACACCCTGACCGCCATCCTCGGCGACTACGCCACCGTCGCGCCGATGGACATGTTCATGGCCACGCAGGGTGATCGCCACCCGACCGACATGGCCGGGCTGCGCGGGGCACGCATCGTCACGTCCATCGAGACCGAACAGGGCAGCCGCTGGGCCGAGAGCAAGCTGAAGGCGCTGACTGGCGGCGACAAGATCACGGCCCGCTTCATGCGGCAGGATTTCTTCGAGTTCATCCCGCAGTTCAAGCTGCTGATCGTCGGCAACCACAAGCCTTCCATCCGCAACGTCGACGAGGCGATGAAGCGGCGTCTCCACATGGTGCCGTTCACGGTCACCATCCCGCCCGCACGGCGCGACAAGCACCTGGCGGACAGGCTGCTGGCCGAACGCGATGGGATCCTCGCTTGGGCGCTCGAAGGCTGCATCGAATGGCAGCGGACAGGGCTGCGCCCACCGCCCGCCGTCATGGCCGCGACAGAGGACTACTTCGAGGCCGAGGACGCCATCGGGCGCTGGATCGACGAGCGCTGCTCTGTCGGGGTGCACCTCAGCGCCAGCACCTCCGCGATGTTCGCCGACTGGAAGGCGTGGGCCGATGCGAACGGCGAGTTCGCAGGCTCGGTCAAGCGCTTCTCGGAAGCCCTGATCGTTCGGGGATTCGAGCGTCACAACACCCGCGCTGCGAAGGGATTCCGGGGCATCGCCCTCGATGACAGCAACTCTGACCTTTTCTCGGGAGAATAGGAAAATGCCAATGAAATCAGAGAGTGTGACGGATGTGACGGATCATACCTATAAGACCGTTACGCGCGCGCATGTGCGCGCCTATGGAGCGGATAGGGAACTATCCGTCACATCCGTCACACCCGTCACCAACCCTCCGGTTCCGATGCGAGAGGGTGGTGGACTGGTCCGCTGCATCCTCGCGCTCGACCTCGGCACCTCGACCGGCTGGGCGATCCGCGGCCATGACGGCCTGATCACCAGCGGCACCGTCTCGCTGCGCCCCGGCCGCTTCGACGGCGGCGGCATGCGCTACCTGCGCTTCACCAACTGGCTTACCGAGGTCGACCGGCTGTCCGGTCCAGTCGCCGCGATCTGGTTCGAGGAAGTCCGCCGCCACGCGGGCACCGATGCGAGCCACATCTACGGCGGGCTCATGGCCACGCTGACCGCTTGGGCGGAACTGCGCGGCGTGCCCTACGAGGGCGTCCCGGTCGGCACGATCAAACGCCACGCCGCTGGCAAGGGCAACGCCGACAAGGCCGCGATGGTCGCCGCCGTCCGCGCCCGCGGCTTCAGCCCGGCCGACGACAATGAGGCCGACGCCATCGCGATCCTGCTCTGGGCGATCGAGACGAAGGGAGGTGTCGCATGAGATGGCATCCCCACGGCTACGGCGGCCGACGCCGGGATCCCGAGCAGGTCAAGCGCGAGGGTTGGCGGGAACAGGGCGTCCTCGCGATCTTCGCCGATGACGACCGCCTCACCTGGCCCGAGCGTGAACTGGTCCGACAGCTCGGCGAGAAGCTTTACGGCCCGCGCCCTTCCGAGAGGGAGTCGCGCCATGGCTGATCGCGAATGGACCGCCGAATGCGTCGCCGATCATTTCGAGGAGGCGTTCCGCACCCTGCGCAAGCTGCCGCCGGTGAAGGCGCAGGGCTACTTCAACACCTGGCCCGACATCGTGCGGACCAGCCGCGAGATCGCGGCGATGGAACCCCAGCCGATGCGGGTCTGGCCCTCGGCCGCCGCGATCACCCGGCTCGAGCAGACCTTCGACTGGGTGCTCTGGATCGAGGAGGCAGAGCGCAAGCTGGTCTGGTCGCGCGCGGCCCGCGTGCCGTGGAAACAGATCAGCGGCGAACTAGGTTGCGACCGCACGACCGCATGGCGGCGCTGGCAGCTGGCGCTGACCAAGATCGCCGGGCGGCTGAATGCTCAGTGACTCCAAAGTGTTGCAACACTTTTTCCTTCGACATCTGCAACATGATCGTGCTATTCCTAAGGCAAGATGGGGAGAGTGCGCTGGAAAGCCCGCTCTCCCCTTTGCGTTGAGGCCGGGCCCACTGGACCCCGGTATCCAGCGAGGGTCCGGCGGGGGTCCATCCCACGGCAGTTTCCGGTTCCTTCCTGGCGATATTCGTATGCTGGCGGGCGAAGCGCGGGACATCGCCAGCGACAGGGCCGGATTTTTGGGAAGCCACCTGGAAGCCGGAGCCACGCGCGCTTTGCGCAAACACCAATGAACGCTGGCCTTCCGACCGGACACCGCTGGTAGCCGCTGGACCCCCTGTGGAGTCCGGCCCGGCATCCGGAGTCCGGAAGCCACCGGCATCCACCCCGACCGAGGAACCTTGCCCACCATGACGTTGAGCTTCGCCCCGGACGCGATCGAGACCTGGCCGCTGGCAAAGCTGCAGCCCTACGCGAAGAACGCGAAGGCGCACGGGCCGGACCAGGTCGCCAAGATCGCCGCCAGCATGGCCGAGTTTGGCTGGACCGTGCCATGCCTCGTGGCGGAGGACGGCGAACTGATCGCGGGCCACGGGCGCGTGTTGGCCGCCACGCAGCTGGGGCTGACCGAAGCGCCGGTGATCGTGCTCGGGCATCTGACCGAGGCGCAGCGACGGGCGTACCGCATCGCGGACAACAAGCTGACGGAACTCGGCACCTGGGACGAGGCGCTGCTGTCGGCGGAACTGAACGACCTGCTGGCCGAGGACTTTGACCTGTCGCTCGTGGGGTTCTCCGACGGCGAACTAGACAAGCTGCTGGCCTTCGTGCCGGAAGGAGACGGTGAAGAGGGTGGCGCCGGGGGCTCCGTGCCGCCGGTGACCATCCCCGAGCCGCCGCGGAACCCGGCGTCGCGCACTGGCGATCTCTGGATCCTCGGTGATCACCGTCTTCTCTGTGGCGACAGCACCACCGCCACCGATGTGCGCCGTCTGATGAACGGCGAGCGCGCGGTGCTGTTCGCCACCGACCCGCCATATCTCGTCGACTACGACGGCTCGAACCATCCGACCCGCAACAAGGACTGGTCGGCGTCCTACGGCACG